CAAGAAGGAGAAAGTGGTTCATATGCTCATGCTGAAGGATACCAAACCCAAGCAAATGGAATAGCTTCTCATGCTGAAGGACTTGGTTCAAGAGCAAGGGGAAACTATTCACATGCTGAAGGTTTACTTACTATTGCAGAAGGTGAGTATCAACATACTATGGGTCGTTATAATTTACCAAACACTCATTCATTAGTTATTATAGGAAATGGCACATCATCTAACAATAAAAAAAACTTAGTTGAGTTTAATTTAGATGGTGTATTAATAAATCAACCTATAACTGCATCTGCAGGAATACAAATAGAAGGAACATCAAGAACATTATTTACCACAGCAAGTATAGTTTATAGTGGAAGTAATGTAACACAAATAACCCAAAGTTTTGGATCAACCCAACAAATAACTAATATAATATATTCAGGTTCATTTGAAGATGGAAATCCTTTATCAATATCCGTGACAGGGTCAGATGGAGTTAATAAATTGTATACTTTAACATATAGCTCAAGTTTAGTAACACAAATAATACAAAGTTAATATTTATAATAAAGAATTATGGCCTTATACACATTACCAAATGGATCAACATGGAACACTGGTTTAGATTATTTTAATCAAACCGATGAAAACGTGTATCAATTTATTAAAGAAGTAGAAACATCAAACACTCCTATTAAAACATTTATTTCTGGATCTAATGCTAATATACCAAGAATGACTCAACAACAATGGACTGAGTCTTCGTATGATAACTATAACTATATAAGAAACACTGTTTACACATACAAGGATAACACATATACTAGACAGCATGTAATAGAAACATTTGAAATACAAAATAAATAATTATGGCATGGACATTATCAGGTGATTATTACGTAGACGCAGTAGCTGGAGACGATGCTAATGCAGGAACATCTACAGCACCATTCAAAACAATACCTGCAGCAATAGCAGCTGCTGAAGCTGGAGGAAGCGGATATCAAGACATTGTAGTTGGAGCCGGCACATACACAGACAGACTAGTAGCAGGAAGCACAACCGATTATTTATGTTTTAAAGCAGACGGTGAAGTAATATTTGATGCAAGTAGCACAGGCGACAGTGCATTTTACAATGGCAAATTTTGGGTAGTTAACGGGTTTAAAATAGTTGATGTTGAACAAGCATTGCAAAAATCAAGCAATGATGCATATCGAGTAAACTTTCATAAATGCTACATAAAAAACTGCCCCGATTGGTATATCGATTTAATTATGGCAGAACTTGCTACATACCATGACTCCAGTTGTATATTTGAAAATGTAGGAAGCACAAACATAAGTACATCACACTATGCCCGCTATTTTTCATTTACAAATTGTATGTTTATTAACAGTTGGCAGCCTGGTATGAGATTAAGTGGTGGATATTTTAGTAGTAACACTTTACCAGCAGCGGCTCAATCATGTATATTTATAAACACTAAAGACGATGGAATCACTAATTATTACATGTCCAGTACTACATATGGAAATGTTAGAAATTGTCTGTTTAACGAATATGCTATATATAGGGATTCCACCGGCACAAAACGATCGGGATCGGCATTAGCCGAATATTTTGATACTAATAACGGCAATTATTGGGAATCTGGAGCTTTAGTTACTAGTATGTCATTTAACACAGCCATATCTGGATCTAACATGATGTCAGATGCAATATTTACTTTGCCCGGCGTCGCATCTAATAGAGATTATTTTCAAAATTATAATTTAGGTACTAACACTAGATTTGCTGGTACTAACAACATGGCAACAGCGTACGGATATGATGATTCTGCTTCTAATCCTTTACATACGGCTGGTGGAGCAACATGGACTAATATAACTTCTTCAATAGCTGGAGGGTTACAAATATCTGCATCTACACATCCAACAGGAACAATAGAATCTGCTGTAATCGACCAAGGCTCTCCTAAATTTATACGAGAAATAAAAACATCCTATTCATCAACTGAGCTAGGTGCAACTGGAATTTCAGTATATACTGCTAGTGTAGCCAATCAATACCCAACTAGACAAACATTTGAAATGCGGTATGGTAACACTGCTGATTTGTCTAGTAACACTTACAAAATATTTGATCTTGGTAGTCCCATATATGTAGATTTAAATGGATCAGGAAGTGGTGACATTAATTTCACTACAGGAAGTAATGCTAATATAACAGCAAGATACCTACAGCTCAAATACACTTTACGAACTAATTTTACTGGTTCACTATAATGGCTGTAGATGATAGAATATCGTTTTATGGGATTGCAATACAATCTTCAACACCAAGGCTAAATGGTATTGCAATACAATCTTCGACCCCTAGATTTAATGGAATTACAATACTTTCAAATAATTTTTTTAATGGAGATATACTTGTTACAGACTCAACAGGTAATTCTATCGATAACGCTATAGTAACAATTGAATCAACACAAACTAATCCTGCTTATTATATTGGTGACATTTCCGGATCAACAGATGCTGATGGTATTTTCATAGCAACTGGATCATCTACAACTGGAACAACATTAACAGTTGAAGCAGACGGATATAACACTTATACTGGTCCATTAATTTCAAATGATTATGATAACGGAATGACTGTTGTGTTATCTCAAGGTGGCGGGGCTTCTAAAAAAATATACACAACAAATAAAGGTAATATTCTTATTAATCCTAATGATACAATTTTAATAGAACTTTAGTTTTTTGTTAATATTTATAATAAAATACTAATATGGCAAATATACCTATATGGCCTGGCTCAAGTAGTTTCTTCCCAGGTGACACACCTTTTGGGTTTTATGATGATGATTACCAATTTCAAATTGATGCTGATAAGTTTGCTAGATTTGCAGCTCAACGCTTAGGGTATCCTTTAGTAGAGGTTGAATTACAAGATATAAACTTTTATACTGCATTTGAAGAAGCAATTACAACTTATGGTAATGAGTTATATTCATATCAAGTAGCGGATAATTTATTAACTTTTCAAGGAGCTTCCTCTTCAATTGGCCCTGCTAATGAAGAATTACCCCAAGAAAACCTATCAGAAATAGTTAGACTTTCAAATCAATATGGAGTAGAAGCAGGAGTAGGGGGTGATGTAACTTATTACACAGGTTCTTTACCACTTGTTATGGGTAAACAAGAGTATGACATGAATGAGTGGGCTACTTCTCAAAGTATTGAAGGTAGAATTGAATTAAAAAGAATATTCTATGAAACCCCACCAGCAATTACAAGATATTTTGACCCATATGCAGGTACAGGTGTAGGTATGCAACAAATGATGGATTCATTTGGATGGGGATCTTTTTCCCCTGCAATTAACTTTATGTTAATGCCTATAAATTTTGACTTACAGAAAATCCAAGCAATTGAGTTAAATGATCAAGTCCGTAAATCACAATACACATTTGAGTTAGTTAACAATAAGTTACGAATTTTCCCAATTCCTAACAATACTGCTGTTACATATTTATCATTTCATTATGTTAAATTAGAAGAAACAAACAAACCATATTATGACAGAGATGGCAGAGAAATTATCACCAACGCCTCTAATGTCCCATATGAAAACCCTAATTATACACGTATTAACTCAGTTGGTAGACAATGGATTTTTGAATACAGTTTAGCAATTGTTAAGGAAATTTTAGGATATGTTAGGGGTAAATATTCTCAAATCCCAATACCTGGATCTGAAGTAACCCTAAATCAATCTGATTTAATTTCAGCAGCAACAGCTGAAAAGGCAGCCTTAATAGAAAGATTAAGAGCTTATTTTGACACAACTTCTCGTAAAACCTTACTCGAGAAAAAAGCAGAAGAAGGCGCAGCCCAAAATAAAATAATTAGTGAGGTTCCAATGGTAATTTTTGTAGGATAATATGGCATTATTTGGTACACAACGTGATGTCTCTTTAATGAGAAGTATTAATCGAGAGTTAATGGGTGACATTGTCACTCAACAGTGTGCTGTATACAAATTAAACATAGAAGAAACCAGAGTAAACATATATGGAGAATCATCAGGAGCTAAATACTACCAAGAACCTATTTTGTTAAATGTATTACTTGAAAGAGGTGATCAAACATACAACTCTAGTGATATGGGGGTTGATTATACACGAGATGTTGAATTTAGATTTTTTAGAGATGATTTAGTTGATGCTAGTGTAGTAATGGAGCCGGGAGATATTATTATGTATTATGAAGCATATTTTGAAGTAGATAGTATTAAAGATAACCAATTATTTGTTGGTAAAGACCCAAGATACCCATACAACCAAAACCCATTAAACCCAGGTTTAGAGGAATTTGGATCAAATATTTCTATAATATGCTCTACTCACTACACACCAGCTGATAAAGTACAAATTACAAGAGAAAGACTATAACATATGCCACAATCTAGAAAACCTGTACCTAAAAGTCAAAAGGAAATTAGTCGTTCACAACAAGAACCTTATATTTTTCCTGAAACTGGAGAAACCTTAGGCAATCCAAACATACCTGATTCATTTGAACAATTTACAAAAAATGAACAAAATGGGTTAGACCATAATAGATCTAATGAGTTATCTTTTAAAAATGATACCACAAAACCCTTTACAGTTGGATTACAAGACATAGATGAATCTATAATGTACTATTTTCAAAATGTAATACGTCCTTCTGTTGTACAAAACGGGAAAAGAATTGCAGTACCAGTAATCTACGGTGCCCCTGAAAGGTGGAAATCTGCTCAAAAAGATGGCTACTATAAAGATAAAAGAGGTCGAATTATGGCTCCCATCATTATGTTTAAACGTGATTCACTGGATAAATTAAGAAGTGCAGGAAATAAATTAGATGGAAATACACCTAATTTATATGCTTCTTGGAAAAAACCTTATAATTCGAAAAATTCATACTCTAACTTTAGTGTTCTTACAAACAGAAAACCTGTAGAACAATACATAGTTAATGTAATACCAGACTATGTTAAACTACAATACAGTTGTACTATCCAAACATATTATATAGATCAACTAAATAAAATAGTTGAAGCTGTAAATTATGCTTCTGACTCATATTGGGGTGATCCTGAACGTTTTAAGTTTAAAGCTTCAATTAATTCATATGCTACAACAGTAGAATTAAGTGATGGTCAAGATAGAATAGTAAAATCAACATTTTCTATTGATTTATATGGTTATATTATTCCTGATAATATCCAAAAACAAATATCATCAATTAAAAAATTTAATAGTCAATCTCAAATAGTCATAGGAACAGAAACTTCTATAAATATTTCAAATTTAAATAAAAACCAATAAATGGCAAATATACTAAATAAAACAGGCATAACTACCGGAAATACAGTTCAAGCCTACCACGTTACCCAATCTATAGATGCTCTTACAGGAACAGAGGCTTATGATATTACAATATCTGGATCTTTAACAACAACGGGATCAGTTAATGTAAAAGGCAACATAGAATCTGATCAATTTGTTACAGGAGAAAAACTTAAAGCTAATACAGCTGTAATAACTGATTTAATTACAGAAAATACAACAGGCAGTGGTGTTAAATTTAATGTAAATATAACAGCCTCAGGAAACATAAGCTCAAGCCTCCAACTTTTAGGTAAAAGTTTAGAAATCGAGGAAACTGCATCAATAGGTAGATCTCTTACAGTAGGAACAACTTTAGTTGTAACTGAAACAATAACAGGAGATGGGGAAGGCATAACTAATCTACAAAGACCTATCTCAAATTCTGTTTCAACTAACTTCTCAGCAAGTGCTCTTAATAGTGGGTTTTATTTTAGAGTAGGAGGTAATGTAACTTGTTCTATTGGAACATCATCTATTTACCTAGTTCCTATTGGAGTAGAATATGAATTTTTTCAAACATCTTCTGATTCAAATTTTTCATTTGTAACTGGAAGTAGTACTATAATTTTAAATTCAAAAGGTGGAAGAACTAAACTAGCAGGCCAATTTTCAGCTGCAACTCTTAAAAAAGTTGGAGAAGATGAATGGGATTTAATTGGAGATTTAGGTTAATAAAATGGGAATAGGAACACATTTAGGAATACTTGCATCATCAATAGATAGCTTTTCATCAACATATAGCTTTCAATTTGATGGTGTAGACGATTATATTGATTGTGGAGATAATGACAATTTAAGTTTTGGAAATGGCTCTACAGATTCGCCTTTTTCAATTAGTGCTTGGATTAAAATGGATGATATTTCTGGGTTTAGATTATTAAACAAATATGTAGGTAGTACATATGAGTATAGTTTCGGTACGGGGGGTGCAGGTAATTTACAACTTTATTTACTTAATAGTGCTTCTAAGTATAGAGCTAGATTACAAAGTACTTTCTTAAATACAGGTCAATGGTATCACATCGCTTCTACATATGACGGTAGAGGAGGTAGTAACGCTCAAGATGGAATTAAAATATATGTTGATGGGGTCAGGGTTGATGATACAAGTGTTAGTGTGGGGTCTTATGCTGCGATGTCTAACACTACGGTTCCTGTCTATATCGGAAAACTAAATACAAGTTATGCAGATGGTAATATTGACGAGGTAGCGATATTTAATTCAGAACTTTCGGCAAGTGATATAACTACAATTTACAATAGTGGAGTACCTAACAACTTAAATGATTTAAGCACACCACCACTATCTTGGTGGCGAATGGGAGAAGCTGCGACTTTTGATGGAAGAAGAGATTGGGACCTAAGAGACCAGGGAACTGGTGGAAATGATGCAGTAACGCAAAATATAGCAGAAACAGAAAGAGTAACAGACGTACCCTCTTAAATTTTTTTTAAATATTTATAAACAAAAACCATAAATTATGCCAATAGTTACAACAGATCAAAATACAACTGATCAAAAAAAGTTTTTAACAACAGAAGAGTTACAAACATTAAAAGAAATACAACAACAAACCCAATCCCTTATAATAGAATTAGGTGAAATTGAAATGACAAAAATTCAAATTGAAAAAAGACACAAAAGTGCTAAATCTTTTTTAGATGAATTAACAGAAAAAGAAAAAAACCTAACTAATTCTATATTTGAAAAATATGGAAAATCAAACATAGACCCAGAAACAGGTGAAATAAATAAATTAGATTAATTTAACTTAAAACACACTATATTTATAACAAAATAACCTATTAACAAATGGCAGAAACTATAATATCACCTGGTGTATTAGCCAATGAAAATGACCAATCATTCTCTTTAAATCCACCAGTACAAGCAGGTGCTGCTATAGTAGGACCAACAGTAAGAGGTAAAATAGGAATACCTACTATATGCACTTCTTATAGTGATTATTCTACTAAATTTGGTACTTCTTTTGAAAGTGGTAGCCAAACATTCTCATATTTTACATCAATATCAGCATATAATTACTTCCAATCCGGAGGAACTTCTTTATTAGTTACACGTGTAGTAAGCGGAAGCACCACCACAGACTGGACTCCTGCTACTAGCTCTTTAATCCCTACAGGATCGAATGGTCCCACTACAGGTTTATCTCCTTTTATATTAGAAACAATATCTGAAGGAGAAATCATGAATAGTACCGGCCCTACAGGAACAAATAATACACTATTAAGTGGTTCTGTAGAAAATTTTAGATGGCAAATTACCAATAACAATACAGACGATGGTACATTTAACTTAATAATTAGACAAGGAAATGATAATATACTATTCCCTTCAGTTTTAGAAACATGGGGTCCTTTATCATTAGATCCGTATTCTCCTAACTACATAGAAAAAGTAATTGGTAACCAATATGAACAGGTGTCAAATGATGGAAGTGATTACTATATCCAAACTATAGGTGATTACCCCTTACAATCTCGATTTATTAGAGTAAAACAAGTAAACTACCTCACCCCAGAATATTTTGATAATAATGGGGCAGTTAAAAATGAATTTACAGGTTCTTTACCTGCTAATTCAAGTGGCTCATTTGGAAGTGCTAAAGGATCTAACATTCCTACAGGAGAGGCAGGACTATATTATAATAATATTAACGATGCTGATAACATTCAGGGCCTTCAAGCAAGTGATTATACTACCTCAATTTCTTTATTAGGTAATAAAGATGCATATAAATATAACTTTATTACTTTACCTGGTATAGTTAATAGTTTTGCTAGTCATACAACACTAATAACCCAACTAATTACAATGGTACAAGAAAGAGGTGATACTATGACAATACTCGATTTAGTAGGATATAATTCTAATATTACTCCTGTTTTAACTCAAGCGGGAAACAGAGATACTTCCTATGCTGCTTCTTATTGGCCTTGGGTAAAAACACTTGACCCTAATACTGCTATTCAAGCTTGGGTTCCTCCATCTACCTTAATACCTAGTGTATATGCACAAAATGATATCATAGCGTACCCGTGGTTTGCACCTGCAGGTGTAAATAGAGGAGTAATGCCTACTGTTACTCAAACAGAAAGAATATTAACTCAAGGTAATAGAGATGATTTATACAAAAATAAAATAAACCCCATTGCTACTCTCCCTACAGCAGGTGGAGCAGCAGTTGTTGTATTTGGACAAAAAACACTTCAAAAGAGAAAAACTTCATTAGATAGGGTTAATGTAAGACGTTTACTAATTGAACTAAAAACTGTTATTTCTCAAATAGCTGATGGATTTGTTTTTGAACAAAACACAGAATCAACCCGAAATAGCTTTTTATCTGAAATTAATCCATATTTATCAACAGTTCAACAACAACAAGGATTAACTTCTTTTGAAGTTGTTATAGATGAAACAAATAATACCCCTAATGTAATAGACAACAACCAATTAGTAGGCCAAATATATTTGCAACCTACAAGAACGGCTGAATTTATTATATTAGACTTTAATATATTACCAACAGGTGCAACATTTCCTACTTAGTAATAAAATTTTAAAAAAATAATTAATATTTATAATAAAAATATAAAATGGCAAATTTTACAGTATCTCCTGGAGCTAAATTAAATGAAATAGATAACACTTTCTTAACCTCCCAACCAGTACAAGCAGGCGCAGCTATTATAGGGCCAACAGTCAAAGGTCCAATTTTGATGCCTACTATAGTTACTTCATATTCTGAATATACTACCATGTTTGGTGATGTAATTGAAAGTGGTAGTCAAAACTATTCATATTTAACTTCAATAGCAGCTTATAATTACTTTAACTATGGAGGTGAATCACTTTTAGTAACCAGAGTAGCTAGCGGCTCATATACCCCAGCAACTTCCTCTGCTATCCCAGGAACTAACGAAACAGATGTTTTTACTTTAGAAACAATTTCTGAAGGAACACTTATGAATACTGGAGCTAGTGGGACAGGTGGTGCCCTTGCAACAGGTACTAAAAATAATGTAAGATGGGAAATTACTACTTCTAATACTTCCTCAGGAACATTTAGTTTATCAATTAGAAGAGGTGATGATATTACTAATAAGAAAGTTGTTTTAGAATCATTTAATAATCTAAGCCTAGACCCTAACTCAGACAAATATGTTGCTAAAGTAATAGGAGACCAAAAATTAACATACGACTCAGTAAATAACCAAATGACTGTTACTGGTGATTATAAAAATAGTTCAAGGTTTGTAAGAGTTAAATCTGTAAATAATCCAACCCTTAACTATTTAGATGCTAATGGAACAGCAGTTACTGCTTTAACAGGTTCTATCCCAACAGTAGGAAACGGAACATTTGGAGATGCAACTGGAGCACCCTTTGGTGTTAATGCAGGTAAATTTTATCAAAACATAGATGCTACTGACTCACAAGGCCTAGTAGGAGACAATTACAACACAGCAATTTCACTGTTAAGTAATGTTGATGATTATAAATTTAATGTGTTATTTGCTCCTGGATTAACAGATGAAGCCCACAATACTCAAATTACAAATATTATAACTAATACTCAAAACAGAGGAGACAATTTATTTGTATTTGATACTACAAACTATGGTAGTACTATTACAACTGCAATAGGAGAAGCAAGTAGTAGAGATACTTCATATGCTGCCACATACTGGCCATGGGTAAGAATTTCAGACCCAGCAACAGGCAAATTGGTATTTGTCCCTGCATCAACAATGATACCAGGTGTATACGCATTTAATGATAAAGTATCTGCCCCATGGTTTGCTCCAGCAGGAATAAATAGAGGAGGATTATCAACTGTTGTAAGTGCTGAATATAAATTATCACAAGGAAATAGAGATAGTTTATATGAGTCAAATATTAATCCATTAGCAACACTTCCAAGAACTGGAGTTGTAGTATATGGACAAAAAACACTACAAAAACAAGCTTCAGCTTTAGATCGTGTTAATGTAAGACGTTTATTAATTGAACTTAAAAATTACATTTCTCAAATAGCAGAAGGTGTAGTATTTGAACAAAACACAATTGTAACAAGAGGATCATTTCTTGCAAAAATTAACCCATATTTAGAAGGAATTCAACAAAAACAAGGTTTATATGCCTTCCAAGTAAAAATGGATGATTCAAATAATGGCCCTGATGTAATAGATAGAAACCAATTAATAGGACAGATTTACGTTCAACCTACAAGAACAGCTGAATTTATTTCTTTAGATTTTATCTTACAACCAACAGGAGCTGAATTCCCAGGTTAAAAAAATAAAAAATTAAATATTTATAATAAAACACTAAAAACAACATAAAATGCCTATATTAGATTTTAACGAGAT